ATTATGCACCCCACTTAATTGTGCCGCTGTCGTTAAATGTGTAAACAATAAAACCTGTAGGAAATGTAATTGTTGCGCCTGTAACGCTGTTTGCAAGCGCGTCTGTGTCAGGTGTTCGCAAAATGACTATGCCTTTGCCGCCGCTACCGCCGTTTGTGCTGCCGCCTGCGCTTTGACCGCCTGAAGCACCGCCGCCCAAATTTGCAGTTCCGTTGTTACCTACGCCAGCAGCCGCTAAGCCGTTTGCACCGCCGCCTGCGCCACCTACGCCAGCCGTATTACCTGAACCGCCGCCACCGCCTGCGTATGTAACTGAACTACCCGATATTGCAACGGCTACACCCGCACCACCGTTAGCGGTGCTACTGCCAATTGTGCCTGCCGTGTTTGCACCACCGCCACCGCCACCATTAAAAGATGGACTGCCTGCACCATCGCCGCCTGCGCGACCTTGATTGGCTGTGCCTGTTCCTGCTATCCCACCACCCGTTGTTGTGCCTGTTCCACCGCCGCCTGAGCCGCCGTTACCTGCCGCATTTGTGCCACCACCACGACCGCCACCAATCGAAGTAATAGTGGTTAAACCTGTGCCAGCAATAGAACTATCAACGCCAATCGTATTTGATGCACCGCCAGCGCCAACCGTAATTGTGTAAGTAACGCCGCTTGTAGGTGCAAACGGTGTTTCTAAACTACCGCCGCCACCCGTTGCCGTAACTGTGCTACGCAAACCGCCAGCACCACCGCCACCACCGTTTGATGTAGCAACCACCGCGTTACCGCCACCGCCACCACCAGCGACAACAAGATAATTTATGGCGGCTGGAATTGCTGCGCCGCCCCCTAGTTTAAAAAAAGTGAAAATTGACGCCGACAATGCAAGTAAATAGCCGCCCCCATATTGCGCCAAACTTAGTGTGCCTGTTGTGTTAATAGTTACGCCCGCACCCGCAGTAATTGTGGTTGTGCCAGCGCCCTTGTTAGCGACCTGAATAACATCGCCAACCGTAAAAATCGAATTGTTAACCGTAATTGTTGTAGCGCTTGCGCTATTCATCATTGTTCGTTTAGTTTCATCGCCGGCTACAAGCGTGTAGCTAGCGGTCTTATCTGATATCGGCAAATTTTGTATATCGTTAAGCTGTTGCGCTGTTAAAACTTGCGCTGCTACAAATGGAAATGGCGTTGTCATATTGTCCTTTACATTACCCTAAAACATTATCTGAATTGATGATGCCAAAAACCGCGTCATTTAATACCAGCTCATAAACCACTGTGGTAGGGCTTGTAAAAAGTGTGATCCTGTGCCCAGTATTAAAATCTAAAAAATGCTCAATGCCCTCAATAGCCAGCTCTTGCGCTAACTCTGTAGTGCCTGCGCCGCTGGCAAAAGTTTTTTCTATCGTTACTGTGTTGCCAATTTCTATTGTGGCTAACACATCTTTTTGCGGACTGGTCAACATATTAAATTGAGTTTCAACGCTTGTGAAACGGGCTTCAGGTTCGGGCACAAGCAAATATTCTGCAAGCGCTAAAGCAGCGGCATCGTTGTGCAAAAGGCTGTTGCTTATGTTTGTTGCCTGCACAAAATAGGTTGCTTGGCTTGCCGCATCATCAGCTGTTTGCGGGCTGTTACTGCCGGCAATAGTTACTGTTGCCCTATTGACTACTTGATCAGCTTCAAAACTTATGCCTAAACCGTTGTATTTAAAATTTGTGCCATCATCATGAAAATCTGCTACAGCTGCGCTAAGCGTGTTTCCTATTCTTGGCTCAAAAACAATGTTTCCTTCACGCGACATGTAAAGCCTGCCTTGCTCGGCAAGGTTAATGTTTTGGCAATATTGAGCAACATTGACACCCTGATCAATCGTGAAAGCGGCTGAGCCGCCAAGTGTTTGTGTGCCGGTGCTAATAGATCGCTGGGCTACTGGGAAAGCTACTTCAGGCAGATCTAAAATGGCTGTAAGTCGAGCGCTTGAAAGTTCCTCACTGACATTAAATTCATCTAAAACGGTTTGTGCTAGCAAATAAAATTGATCCGCGCAATATACGGTAACGCTGTCTAAACCGCCCAAAGCAAAATTGTAATCAAAATTGATGATGTAACCGTTAAAAATGTCTTGCGCCGCGTTTGAAGCATCGTAGCGTTGCAGTTTTACTTTACGCATGGGCGCTAAACCGGGTTGCTGTGTAGTCGCATCCCAATATGGGCTCTGCTGATCAAACGGATTAAAAATTCCTGAAGTATCAAGCATTGTAAAACTCATTGTGCCGGGTGAAAATTGATCGCCTTGATCTTGTCTGCCGCGCCTCACTGAAACATTTGTGCAACCATCAAGCACCCCAGCAAAATTTGTTGTGCCATCTAAAACAAATTCTGTGTTATTTAAAACGCCCGCTGAAGTGTCATCTAAAATAAAAGCATCTTGCAAAAAACCTGTATCAACAAAAAGCTCATAGTTGCCTGAACCAATTACAGCTACCCCAGCCATTACGAATTCCAAACATCAAAATTTGCTGGACCGGCTGCACGATTAAAAGCGCGCATGCCATCGGTTACGGCTCGCCCAATTTCAGCTTTTGTTGCTAGCTGGCTATTTACATTGATAACCACATTACCTTGCCCGCGTATGTTGCCCGGCACGATTGATGGCACATTTGGCGCACTAACTGATGGTGCACCTATTGCCTCTGTGAAGCCCGCTGAGATGCCTTTAACATCAGCAAACTTTATGCCTTTGGCTGCCAGTCGAGCATTAGCGGCAGCTAGCGCCGCCTCTACGCCTCGCAAATACTCTTGGGCATTAGATACGCCCGCACCATAAAACTTTGATGCTGAGAGCTCACCGATGCGCTGGGCAATGGCTTGTGTTTGCTCTACAAGTGTGTTTGCTCGCAAAACATTTTCTGATGACGCTAAAAGCTCTTTAGCAATAGCTGATCCGCTATCAATGCCAGCATCAATAACTTGCTGTAACGCATCTTGAGAAAGACCGCTTGCTAACAGTTGCTCGACAAGTGCACCAAATTCTTTAGTTTTGTCTGCCTGTTTTTGTAGCGCACTAAAAAAAGATAGCCCGGCATCCTCGCCGCCTTCCTCAAACGCTTTACCAAAATTGAGTGCATCGGTTATTACTTTGGCAACTGATCCGCTGAAATCATCAAAACTATCTTGAGCGTTTTTAAGTTTAATTTGTGCGTCATCTAATGCTTGCGCCATGTAGGTGCGTAAAGCATCGCTGGCTTCTTTAACTTTCTCAGCAAGCTTGCTTGCCTTGTCAGCGGCTCGACCTGCGCCGCTACCTACTTTCTCAACTTCCTTTTCGGTTGCTGCCATGTATTCAGCTATTTTTGTGCCACGAATATAATCAAGCGTAAATCCAAGCCTGCCCATAGATTGCGTAGTGTTTCGCGCCGAGTTACCTAGACCACTAGCGGCAGTAGTTGCCGAGTTTGTTTGATTTTTAAAGATCAATAACGCGCCGCCTACTACTACTAGACCGGCTGCAATGGCGGCTGCAGCAACGCCCGCTGTGCCAGCTGTGGCTACCGCTGCAAGTGATGCTGCGTTAGCAAAATTTAATGCTGTAGCTATAACAGTTACGGCGTTAGCTGCCATTTGTGCAACCTTGTATGCAACTACAGCTGCCGCTACAGCCGCTATAGCGATGCCTAGCCCTGTAATGATGCCGGTGTGGTCTGCAGCCCAGTTGCCAAAGCTTGTAAGCAATGGCAACACCGCTTCGAGAGCTGGCAGCAACGCTTTACCGATGCTTTCTTTTGCTTCATCCAAAGCAACTTTAAGCCGCCTGAATTGTCCTTCAGCTGTGTTTGCTGCAACTGCAGCTGATCCACCAAAAGTTTTACTTAGCGTTGACATCACTTGATCTAGTGATGCACCATCTTTAATCATTACTTTTAGTTCGGGCGATAATTGCCCTAATGCTTTGTAATTACCGCCATAAGCTTTTGCTAACGCATCGCTAACACTTGCTAGATCCATGCCAGTGCCGGCAGCAATGTCCATTGCCAAGCCAAGCCCTTCATTTGCATCTGCAAGGTTTTTTGTGCCGCGCACTAATGAAGCAAACGCCGGGCGTAATTCCTCATCCGATACGCCTGTAGCCATTTGCATTGCAGCAATGCTTGCTTCGACTGCAGCAATCTGCCCTTGTGTAGCGCCTGTAACATTTTCTAAAGTTTTAGCCAAAAGTGCTTGCGCTGCAGCATCCTCTACAGCCGCTTTAAGACTTAGCCCGGCTACAGCTGTAAGACCGGCGAGCGCTGCCACCGCTGGCAAAAACGCTTTTTCCATAACAAAGCCGGCTTTTTGTGCGTTTGTCTCTAAGCCTTTAAATTGCAGTGCGGCTTTCTCAAATCCTTTTGCATCAAAGCTAGATAAAATCGGTATGTTAATTGCCATAGCGCACCTGCATATTTTTGTTTAATCGCGTCATAACTTTTTCAACAACATTTAAAACTTCTTGCTCGACTGTGGCACGGTTCATTTCTACAGCTGGATCAATAGCGCGCGGCTCTAAACTTGTCTCAGCATTTAAGTTTGTTACAAACTGTCCGGTAGTGCGCCTGCCAGCATGATCATAGATAGCGCCGGCAGCATCTTTTTGTTGAGCGACCATAAGCTGATATGGCTTAGCGTTATATAGCACCCGATGGCTTTCACGCGGGTTTGTTTCCGGATCAAATTTATCTTTAAAAGTAACTACCTTTTGCCTTTGTGCGGCTTGCCCTACCTTGATTTTGAAGCCGGCTCGAGCGGTGCGGTTATCCCAATACACATCACGCCCTTTCACAAGTTTGCCGCGCATCATGCCCGATAGCGGCGCACCGTTGCCAAGTTCGTTTGGAAACTCTTTTATCATTGCGCGAGCGCTCACCAATATTTTTTGCCCTGCGCTTGTGATGTCTTTGGTTACTTGGCGGCGATATTCGCGATCAAAACTATTTAGCTCAGCCAAAGTTTCTTTAATGCCGAATATCTCAATGCGTGCGTTTGCTTGTGCCATTAGCGTGCCTTATTGCGTTTGTTAATTATTTCTATCACGGTGTTTAGATCATCCAGCTCAAAAGTCTCTGCACCCCAATAGCCGCACTCGACAAGCACTTCAGCGAGCGCATACCTTATTGATCCTCTACGGCTTTTGGGTTGTTTTGATCGACCACCTCAATATTTTTTAGCGTGTCAATGTATGCGTCAATGGTTGCTGGCACGGTGATGCCGGCTTTTTGTGATGCTGTGTAACAAAGAAAAGCTAGATCCTCTATGCCGATGCCTTGCGCCATTTCTGATGCCTTGCGGCGATATTTTCTTTCCCAGCTAACAATGGTTGCCAATGTGGTTTCTACTGTTTGCGTGTTGCCATCGTTAAAAATGGCTTTAAGTGTTAATTGCATGTTTGTCCTTTCTCGGGCAAAGCTTCGCTACTCGAAGTCTTGCGGTTTCTATTTCTCAGCGGCTTAAGCCGCGAGATCATGATACGGCTTTAGTTAATGTGCCGCCGCTAAATGTAAGCGTGATGGTTGACAGTTCGCCGAGTGATGCATTGATTGGTGTGTGGCTTTCAAGATATGCGCCGGTGAGCGTATATTTTGGCGCGTCAGCTGCCGGTGTAGTTAGACCGGCTGCAGTAGGTGAAACTGTAATTGTGGTTTGAATACCTACCAAACCGTAAATGGTTGCTTCGGTTTCTGATGCTACATAACTTTGATATAGCTCAACTTCAAATGTGTTGTTTTGCAACGAAGTAACAGATGAGCCACCAAACTTGCGTGCTGTATCGCCAAAAGCGGTGGTCTCTAATTGCTCGTAAACAAAGTTCAAAGTTGCTGATGTGCATTGATCCGTGAGATTCACGCTGTTTATTGTGAGTGCCGGATTGCTGAGGTAGACCGTCGTAGCCATGTTGTGTTATTCCTTTTCTGTGTCTGTGTCTTTAGTTTTAGCACTTTTTTTAGGTGTATATGGGGATATGTGCCCAGCTTCAATAAGGAAAGCCACATCGGTTTCAAGTTCGCTTACATCGACTACATCGCCGCGCTTTAAGCCGTTAAGCCTGTCGCTTGTAACTAGATACTGTGCCATGATGATCCTTTATGCCGTTTGTGCTTGCATGTTCACAGTTACATCATAGGCGGGATACTCTGCGCCGCCGATGATTGCTACGGTAGGTCTGCCATCGGTGATGCCTAAATTGGCTGCAATTACTTTTGCCATCATATTTAGCAAGCTGCGTTGTGCGTCAAGGTTGCCCGGTCCGAGCGTGATTAGGCGCACTGGAAAACTCATTTTTACTATGTTTGCGTTAAACGCTACAAAACTAGGCGCATCCACGAAAGCGCACGGCGGAATTAGATTTCGGGGATCATTTACAGTCTGCAGCCCTGTGATGGCTGTAAGGCTTGCTGTTAAATCATCTATGGCTTCGTTAAATAGATCTGTGTAGGCAACTGGCATTAGGCAACCACCGCACGATTAACGCCTAACAGCTGTTTGATCATTGGTGAAAGCCCGTTTGTGCCGCCGCCGCTCATGCCATCAAAGCTTGCAAAATCGGTTACAGATCCGCGTTGCCGGTAAAGATTGCCGCCATACATAATCGTGCCCAGCGTTACATCACCGCTAGGCGAAGTTGTAAGGCTGTCAAAATAGCCGCTTTCCTGCCGCCTTCGATATGCAAAAGCGTTCGAAGCTGCCGCGCATTGCGTTAAAAATGCTGTGTCCGCTGCCGTAGCTGTGCCTATGCCAAGCCAGTCCTCAATGTTGCCGGCTGTGATCCATGTGCATGTCTGCGTATAGGTAATTAAACCTACGCTGATCGCTACTCGAGCAACATCATCACCGGTGCAAGCAAACAAAACTTGATTAAGTAGCGGCACATTTTCGTTGAACTCTAAAAATCCGCTGCTATTTACGCCGATGAAAAGATGTTCGGGTATGTCAACGATTTGAAAAGTGCCATTAAACGGTGCACCAATACTCGAAACAGTAATGCTTTGCCCTACGACAAAATCATTTGGTTCAAGTGTTTGTAATACCGCGTAATTATCTTGAAGCTGTTTGCTTGAAGTGTTGTATGTTGCCATGAGCGGATCGCCCGCCTTTGGCTAAGCCTGTGTGATCTTGCGGATCATTGAGAAGTTTTCGCCCGCTGCAAATGTTGCTGCGTAGCCAAAGATGCTCATTGTCCTGCCCAATGTAGTTGGGCTTTCTACTGAAAGCAATCCGCGATCTTGGCGATATACCTCAAATGCGTTTGCGTTCATGATGATCATGGTTTTTGCTGCAAAGTTTTTATCTACAACAATTTGCAAGCCAAGCGGGTTTTGTCCTGACCATGAAGCTGCCGAGCCTGCACCCATAGAATTTTGTCCTACTAAACCGGGTGCGCCGATTGCTGGGAAAATTGGGCGCTTGCTGTCATCTACAAGTTGACCGATTTTGCCCCATGTTGCCGGATCAACAAACATGTGCGTAGGCAAAAAGTTTGTAGCGTTCGAAACATCTACGGCTGCATCATAAATTGATTTCATCAGATCTTCAGGTGTGAGATCCCAAACGCCCGATGATGATGCTGCTGTCAACAAGTTATCTGCTGCATAGTTATCAATCGCCAAAAGGTATTGTCCGGCAAGATCGCGCAAAACAATTTGCATTGCTGCGGGATCACTGAAATCGATTAGCTGGTAACTCATCTGAGCACTACCGGCAAAAGTTACTTTTGTAACTGTGTTTGCCGCAATCACAGCGGTGGTTGCTGAAACTGCTGTGAGTTCAGTTGCCTGTTGTGCGACTGATGGATGTGTTGTCCATGTTGGGCGAATAAATGTTGCACCTGATCCCCCGTTTGGCATTGCTCGAGTGCCCAAAGCATTAAGCACCGGCGCAATGTAATTAAGGCTTTCAAAAACTGGTGCAAGAATTGGTGTTGGCACAATGCCGGGCATATTTGAAAGCACTTCATCGCCTGCAGCTGCAGTGATTGGTGATTTGTGATATTCGCGGTAGTCAGCCCATACGCGATTTGCGTTTGCTGCGATCTCGCCGCCTGCGTGCATTGCTGCAACAAATTCTGATGCATTTGGCAAACGCGGTTCGCGTTTTGGTTGTGCAAAAAGTTTTTCTGCGGTTGCTTTTGCAGCTTCCACAATTGAAGTTTCTTGTGTTGTTTCGAGTGTGTCGCTCATAGTGGTTTCATCCTTGTTTGTGTCTTGATCTGATATTACATCTATCTCGGGCTCGGGTTGTGGGATACTCGCAGCAACTTTAGTTATTGTCGCACCGGAAAAAGCGCCGATAGAAACGAGCGAGAGCTCATCCCAGCTAGCTGCCTCAATGACCATTACGCCGGCTTCGTCATAACTAAATTTTGTAGGCGATACGCCTACGGATACCGCGTCAAGTGTGCCATCTTTTGCCATTGTGAGCGCATCGCGCCCTAGTGCTGTGTCTGAGATCCGAGCTGTGAACATCATCCCTTGCGGTGTATCTACCCGCTCGACTACCTGCCCAATGATCTGTGTGCTGTCGTGCTGCATATATAGCTTTGGGTTTTTGCCTTCAACTGGCAATGATCCTTGCTTAAATCGCACCTGCGTGCCATCTGCAACTGTGGCTGTTTCATCGTAGGTAACTGCAACGCCTGAGATTGAGCGGCGCGGCAAGCCCTCTGCCGCCGCCGCGTCAACCGTGATCATAGTTGTGGGGGTTAATTTGATCATGAGCGCGATCCTATCTCATCTGTTTGTTGTGTTGCTGGCATTTCGTTAGATGGCAAATAATCGCCTTGCAAATATTCATCTACATCAAATTTTACGCAAGTGCCATTTGGTAGCACATTGTTTTGGCTAAGTGTGCTTTGAATACACTCTGCATAAGCGCGTGCGCCAAAAGTCCAAAGATCTGCACGGCTTTCTGCGCTGTTTTGGTAACTGTATGAGCCCACAGAAATCCCGGCTAAGTATGGTGGGATATTGCACAGCCTGCAGAGCTCAGCGGCTTGAAATTCGGCAGCTGCAATCAATAGCATTTTGTCCGGACTTGTGGCGGTTTCTATATAGTGCACTTCAGGCGAAAGAGCCGCAGTTTGATTTGTAGCTCGAGCCTGATTAAAACTGGCTGCAAGCGCCGCTAATTCATCAGGTGAAAGCGGTTCGCTGTTCGGTTGCACTTGCAAAACGCCCGCTGGAATTGCTGAGCTTGCGTTTCTAAATCGTGCAGCTTCAAGTTTTGATGCTGTAGCAATCGTTTGCTCACTCATAAACACAATGCCTTGAATTGGGCACAGAAACTGCACAACATCCTCATAGGGAATATATTGACCTTGAAAATATATTTCTTTTGATGGCGCGTAATACACCGGACCGGCTTGATCGCGGGTTACAACTAAATTTGCTGGTAGCCGCGTGAAAGAGCTTGGGTAGCCATCAGCTGTGCGACTGGTAACAAACCAAAAAGCCCTACCACTGAAAAAAAGATCATCCACAGTCCACGCGAGAACAAACGGATTTGGCAACAAAGGATCTATTTTTCGTAGCCAACTGCGCGGTGCAAGCGGCAACTTTTCCATTTCATCGCCGTTCCAAATTTCGTTATACATTTTTAAATTCATGCAACTAATAAGAGAACAGATCAAATCTCGAGCGCGAGATATCGTGGGCACAGCCATCGCCTTCTGTCTCGAAGCGGCTTCGTAATAACTGTAATACTCGCCAATCATGCTTGTGCCACTGTTTGCATTGACTTGATACGCGCCGGCTGCCGCCGCTTTTTGTGGCTGATCTGAAATCATCGCTTTAGTAGCTGTGCGGTTAAATATTCCCATGCGCCAAGTATGCCTTAAAAATTGTGTGCTGTTTGTGATAGGTGGCTAGCGCAGTAATCCGAGAAAGAAAAGCACTCGCTAGCCACCCGCTGCAAATGTTAGCCGCCCGCATAAATAATTGTCGGTTTGCCAACATTTGCTGGCTTGGCAACCATTGCCACACAAAACACTAAACAGCGGGCAAGCTCAATAGGTCCGGGTGAGCGCAAACTAGACAAAGTTACAGCACCTTGATTTTTAACAGCCACAGCCCTCTCAACATGTTGAGCTAAAAGCGTTGAGCCATCGTGCACTATGCGTTTCTCAATAATCGCGGCTCGAGCGGCTGCAGTCCAGCGTTGCAGCTCACGATTACCTACCATTGATGATCTGCGAGCAAATTTAGGTGGTAAAGACATTTCAAAAGCCGGCGTAATAAGCAAGCGTGTAGTTTGATCTGTGCAAGCCGTTTCTACTGCCTGCCAGCACTCTTGCAAAGTGTCTTTAACAAATTCTAAAGTTACTTGTGTTTTACCTTGCGCGTTTATGGCTGCACGAACACCCACATAGCGGCTTTCATCTTGCGATTGCTCAATAGCCAGCACACCGCCTTTTGGCATCGGTTCACTAGTTTTAAGATCATCCCATGCGCCCGGTTGCAGCCAGCTGTTAGCGCTGGCAGTCCAAAGATTTACCGATGATCTGAGAAAAGCATTGCGGTTAGGTTGCTGCGCTTCGCTTTCTAATACCGATATGTCTAGTGTCGAGCCGATAGCGGGGTTTGCTTTTAGCCATGCAGCTGAACTCATCGGATCTAAAGAATTTTCGGGTGAATATTCGGCAAAATATAATGCACCTGTTTTCTTTTCATCTATTGCCCGTAGCCCTTGCTCACGCCATCTCAACATCTCTTTGCTTGACTCATCGCCGCTTGTGGATGTCATAAGCATTAACGGGCTGCGCCTAGTTCGCATAGTAGGCATAAGCCCAATACTTACCGCATCCGGTGAAACCGCCCAAAGTTCATCAATGAAAACTGCGTCAGCTGTTAAACCATGAAACGAAGTAGGCGTAGCCGCCCTAACTAGCCAGCGCGTGCCATCGGGCAAATTGGCTTCGTTACGCCCTACCGCCCAAGTCAAAATGGCATTAAATCTGCGCTCTAAAATCGGTGCAACTTTTTGGAATAATTCGATAGCAAGATCCAGCCGGTGCGCTGTAGTTATCACGGTTTGCGCTTCGCCGCGCAGCTTAGGCATCTTTGTCAACCAATAGCCCAGCGTTGCTTGCAGAATTACGCTCTTACCGTTTTGCCGGGCAACAGAAATAAGCGCTTGCCGGTGCAAAAGATCGCCGTGCTCATCATGAGCAAGAAAACCACTGATCACATGCTTTTGCCAGTCCATAAGTTTTACATTGAGATGCTCAAGCGCCCACAAAGCCACACCATCAGCAAACACAGCACCCGCCCGCGATGTCTCAGTTTCCAAACGCGGTATGCATGACGCTGTATAAGTATGCATTGAGCTGATCTCGGCTAATCCAGCTGAAGCACGGCTAGTTGCTACCAAACCGCTAGATTCAGCCTTATTAGATAAGAATTGAGGTTTGTCGGGCCCTCTTCCTCAGATCGGA